AATCTGCGCTCATGCACGGAACAGGAGAACGCCCTTAACCGACCGATGCACAAGAACAATCGGTGCGGCGTGAAGGGTGTGCATGCCTGCAATGGCAAGTGGAGGGCAATGATCCGCTTCGAGGGTCGATCCCGCCATATTGGATTATTCGAAACTCTAGAAGAGGCGTCATCCGCATACAAAGCCGAGGCCGCAAGGCTCTTCGGTGAGTTTGCGTCGCCATGATGGAGGCTACCATCTGCTTCTCAACTCCTAAAGTCCCTGAGCCACCGCCTGTCCCGTCCAAGTCTGCCGAGGATGCGCAGCGCCGCCGTGCAGCAGAGGCGGAAATCTCTCGCCAGCAGCAGGGCCGTGCCGCCACCATCATCACGTCCCCGCTTGGCGACCCGAATTTCGGCAGGAACGTCCGCCGCACACAGCTTATGGGCTTCTGATGGGCGTCGTTGATGATCTGCTGCGGCTCCAGTCCGAACTTGCGTCCGAAAGGTCGCATTGGGAGGACGTTTGGCGCGATTGCGTCAATCTGGCGATGCCGTACGCGTCCCATCGGTATGACTTCTCGGGGTCGTCCGTAAAGTCGTCCCTGACGGGCCTTGCCAATGGGCCGGAGGCTGCGCGCAGGTCTAGGGAGATTTATGACGGCGAGGCCGTATGGGCTTCCGAGCGCCTTGCTGGCGGCATGGAAAGCGCTGTCGCGCCACGGTCGCAGAAGTGGCAGGATTTCGTTCTTGATGGTCCTTTCGCTCCTGAGCCCACAGACCTGGAGCAGGAATGGCTCGATAAGCTCAGGGACTACCATTTCGAGTTCCGCTACGACACACGCTGCAACTTCGCGCTGGCTAATCAGAAGGCTATCCGTTCCGCAGTCACGCTCGGCACCGGCATCCTCTATTCCGAGGAAAACATGGGCAGGAAGAGCATCAATCCTGCCGCCGTGCCCGTGTTCTATCGCTTCGTCCCGGTCATCGACTGTTATCTCGGCATTGACGGGTTTGACGAGGTAGATCGCTGCATTCGCATTACCGAAATGACGGCGCGGGCGGCTGCATCGTATTTCGGCATAGAGAAGCTGTCCGGCAAGGTGCGCGCCGCTGCGGAGGATTTGAAGCGCTCCGAGGACAAGTTCACCTTCATGCATGCGGTCCTGCCGCGTGAGGAAGTGAACGACTACAAGCACAAGCGTTCCGGGCAACTGTACGCCTCGTTCTGGGCCGAGGTCGAGACGCGTCATCTGGTCAAGGATTCCGGCTTCTTCACCTTCCCGTATCAGGTGATGTGGTGGGATCAGGTCGATAATTCGCCCTACGGGCAGTCGCCAATCATGTCCGTGCTGGGCGATATCAAGATGCTGCAGGCGATGAACAAAACGGCCCTGCAGGCGTCCCAGCAATGGGTAAAGCCGCCCATGGCGACCATGCCAGGCATGTATAATCAGCGGCTTAATCTCAACCCGGGAGCGGTCAATCCGGGCTATCTGGATGAGCGGGGTCAATTGAAGGCCCAGCCGATAATTCAGGCGCAGAATCCGTCGTTCGCGGAAAACCTGATGGAGCTTAAGCGCCAGGGCATCCGCCGGTCCGCCTATGTCGATCTGTTCCAGACGCTAGTGCAGAATCCTCAGATGACCGCGACAGAGGCCATTATCCGGGCCAATGAGAAGGGCGAGCTTCTTGGTCCTGCCGGGGCAAAGATCGAGGCGGCTCTTGGGCGCGCTACGGAGCGCGAGTTGGATATCGTGCAGCGCAAAGGGGCTTTCGAGGATGGATCGCCGCTTGCACCGCCTGCTGTCATGTCGGGCAAGAATGTCGGGGTCAGGGCGACGGGTCCGCTGTCCAGGCTTCGCAGAATGCAGGAATTGCAGGGCGTCGAGAGCGTGACTGCCATGGCTGGGGCTCTGGCGCAGTATGGGCCGGAAGTGGCCGGCGATATTCTCGACAGGATCGACCACGACGAAACGCTCGAGTTGGTTCGCGAAATACGTGGTGCTCCTCGCAAGATGTTCCGCACGGACGAGGAAGTGGCTGCACGCCGTCAGGAGCGAGAGGAACGGGCTGCACAGCAGGCCGGCCTCATGGCGATGGAATCGCTTGCCGGTGCTGCTGGCAAGGCCACGCCCGCGATCAAGGCGGCCATGGAGGCTAATGCTGCATGAAGTGGCGCACGGTAGCGGCGCAGGTGAAGCCCCCGCGCGGTTCAAAGGCCAATCTTAAGCTAGCGCAGGCCTATCGCGACGTGTTCATGCGCAAGGACGAGGCCACTGAGATCGTGCTGGCCGATCTGGCGAATTTCTGCGGGTTTTACAAGGTCGCCCCACCGGGGACGAGCCCTGAAACACTGCTTTTTGAGCAAGGACAGCGATCCGCCTTCGGGCGGATTTTTCATTTCCTGAGCCTGCCGGAGGACCGGCTGAAGGCTCTGGAGGAAGCGGCAAGGCAAGAAGCCATGGCCGATGAAGAAGAAGGAACGATTTAATGACCGAAGCAGCGAATGGGCCGGTGGAAACACCGACAACCGCGCAGCCTTCAACCGTCATTGCCGATCAAGGGTCGAACGGCGGTGGCGAGACATGGGCGGCTGGCCTTCAAGTCGAAGAAAACCGCGCTCTTGTCGAAGCGAAGCAGTGGGGATCGATAGACGATGCGCTGAAATCGTATCGTGAATTGCAGACCCACGCGAGCAAGGCCCTGCAACTGCCGGGTGAAAACGCCACGGCGGAGGACTGGGACAAGTTCTACTCGAAACTCGGGCGTCCTGAGAAGGCGGAAGGCTATGAGCTAAAGCTCAACGCCGAAGCCATTCCGCAGGACTTCCCGTATGACGAGAAGAGCGCAATTGAGTTCCGGAATTGGGCGCATGAAGCGGGCTTGACCCCGCGACAGGCCCAGATGCTCCACGACAAGTTCGTTGGCTATCAGTCCGAAGCGTTCGTAGCGGCCAAAGAAGCCGCCGCGAAGCGCGAGACCGATACGCACCGCGAGCTTGTGTCTGAGTGGGGCGACCCCGACACGGCGTCATACAAGCAGAACGTCGAGCTTATGTCGCGTGCCGTTTCTCAGCTTGGGCTGAAATCGGCGCTGGCAGAGCTTGGCGCGCTGAGTGGTGACGGTGCGGTGCGCAATGCCACGCTGGCAAAGGCGCTCGCAAAGGTCGGGAAGGAACTCTACGCGGAGGACACGCTGGCAACAACGGCCAACGGTGTTCTCAGCAATCCATTCTCCGACGGGGACAGTTTCAATCTGACAGAGCAGGGAAGGCTCATTCGCTCCGACCCGAGAAAGGCGAAGGCCCTGATACAGGCTGCCGGGAAGAAACCGGCCGACTTCGGGCTGTAGCCGCCATCCATGAAAGGTTAGGACGATGGCTCTCACTCAGCTCTCGGATATTATCATCCCCGAGGTTTTCTACCCCTATATAGTCAAGCGTACGGCCGAGAAGTCCGGGATTTTCCAGTCGGGCATCCTGGTCCATGATGCCAATATGGCTCGCCTCCTGTCTGGCGGCGGTCGCACCGGTAACGTCCCGTTCTGGAAGGACCTGGACAACACCGAATCCACGCCTGCCACGGACAATCCGGCCGACGTCCTGACGCTGGACAAGATTGCGGCCGGCAAGGACGTGGCGGCCCGTCACGTGCGCTCGCACGGCTGGTCGTCGGCAAGTCTGTCCGGCCTGCTGGCCGGCGATGACCCCATGAAGCGGATTGCCGAACTGGTGTCCGACTACTGGGTACGCCAGTTTCAGCGTTTCCTGGTGGCCACTCTCCACGGCGTCTATCTGGACAACGTGGCGAACGACTCCGCGGACATGGTTCGTGACATTGGCACGGACGATGCCACTGCCATCACGCCTGCCGAGCGGATTTCCGCCGAGGCGATCCTGGACGCTGCGCAGACCATGGGCGATGCGTCGGACAGTCTGGACACGATCATCATGCACAGCGTGGTTTACAACAACCTCGCAAAGCAGAACCTGATCGACTTCATCCCCGACTCGGAAGGCCGGGTCCGTTTCCCGACTTACCTTGGCTATCGTGTCATCAAGGATGATGGTGTCAAGACCATTACCGGCTCGAACCGCACCAAGTATGTCACCTATCTGCTTGGGCGCGGTGCGATCTGCTGGAACGAGGCTCCGACCAGCCCATCTCCGAATATCGAGGTGGACCGCGAGCCCGGTCAGGGCAATGGCTTCGGCGTGGACAAGCTATACAGCCGCCGCCAGTTCGTGATGCACCCCTACGGCATCAAGTGGACGGACACCACCGTGACGGGCGAGTTCCCGACCAACGCGGAACTGGCCACTGCTGCCAATTGGGATCGCGTCTACCCCGAGCGCAAGCAGATCAACATCGCGTATCTCGTCACCAATGGCTGATGGATCGGGGCGGCTTCGGTCGCCCCTTTCCCCTTCATGAAAGGAACCCGACATGACCTTGTGGTATGACGAGAACAAGACCCGGCGCGGTGACTTTACCGAGGCCGATTTCCAGGCGGCGATCAATAATGCCGTCGGCATCCTCCTGTTCCTTGCCGCCGAAGGCCCTTCAACAGCGACAGAGGTCGCGGCTGGTGTGACCGGCATGGACAAGCGCCGTGCGGAGATCATGCTGGATCGGCTGGTGACGGCCGGCGGTGCCACGGAGAGCGATGGTACTTACACCGGCGTGCTGGTCGAGGACAACGCGTAATAGCGGGGCGGGTTAGCCCGCCTCGTCTTTCTTCCCTGAACCCGAAAGGACAATCCCATGAGCAAGGGCCTTCCACGGTCTTTGTCGCGGTCTGACGTGGCGAAGATCACCAAGCTTACTGACAACTCCGGCGGCACGGCGTCTGACACCATCGCGGCGATTTCCGATGCTGCGACCAAGAACGCCGTCGCCTCGCTGGCTGCCAAGCTGAATGCAATTCTGGAAGCGGTGAAATGAGCGAAAAGGCACCTGAAAAGCCGCGCGAAAAGACGCTGCATGAACTCAATCAGGAACAGTGGGCTGCTGATGCTGCTGCCCGCGACCTGAACGAGAAGGCGGGTGAGGCGGCAAAAGTCGCTGTAGTTGAAACGCTTGCGGAAAAGCGGCCAGACGGCAAGCGCATCCGCAAGGATATTCGTCCGGTCGCCCAATGAGCTACAGCCCGCCCCAGGCTGCGTGGTATCTGGCGCGCAAGCGTCGGCAGCGCACAGCCAATTCCCTGATGGCTACCGCCGCACCTGTCGCGACAGCGACAGAGGGTGTGGCCTATGCCGGGTTTGCCGTGTCCGCATCTGGCGGGGCGGGCAGCTATTTCTTCACCATCGCCTCGGGCGTCCTGCCCGACGGTATCGTGCTCGATGTGGCAACTGGCATTGTGTCCGGCACGCCCACGACTGCTGGCACCTATGCCGATATCGTGATCCGCGTGACCGATATTGTCGGCAACTGGACCGAGCTTGCTCCCTTCACCATCACGGTTTCCGCGCCATGACGCCAACAGATATTGTAAATTTGGCCTTGGACGTGCTGAAAGAGGCCCCGATCACCTCGATTGACGAGGGTCGGCCCATTGCCATGTGGTGTAAGCGCAATTTCGCCGTGACGCGCGATTCCCTTTTGGAGGAAGCGGATTGGAATTTCGCGATTAAGCGCGCCAAGTTGCCGGCCAGCGTTACGCCTCCAGCCTTCGGCTGGGAACACCAGTACACGCTCCCCGCTGATTGCCTGCGCCTCATTGCCTTGACGTATGGTGGTTATCCCGAAGGCCAGCCGATCCCGTTCGAGGTCGAGGGGGGGATGATACTGACCAATGCCACCGGCCCCCTGCCGGTTCGGTATGTGGCCCGCGTCGAAAATTACGACGCCTATCCGGCCACCTTCATCAATGCTCTTTCGGCAAAGCTGGCCACGCGCATGGCTCATTGGGTTACTGGCAAGTCGAATTATGTCCAGATCGCCTCCGGCTTGTATCAGGACGCGATGAACAAGGCTTGGCTTGCCGATGCGATTGTGGGCACGGTGCCGCGTGCTGCCGACGATGAATGGATTAATGCTCGATGAGCAGCGTTTATCCGCTCCAGTCGTCTTTCACGAACGGCGAGATCAGCCCGCTTCTTGCATCACGTGTCGATGTGGACATGTGGCGCACGTCGCTGGCTTATTGCCGCAATTTCCAGATTCTCTCCCATGGTGGCATTCGTCGCCGTTCCGGCTCCCGCTTCATTGCCGAGCTTCGCGATAGCAGCATCTTGGCAAGGCTGTTCCCGTTCCGGTTTTCGGAGGAACAGTCCTACGTTCTCGCGTTCAACGACGGTTATATCCGGTTCCTTGCCCAGCGTGGCGTTGTTGGGTCGCCGTATGAAATCAGCCATCCCTATGGGGATAGCGACCTCAAGCGCATCTCCTATGCGCAGTTCAATGACGTGGCCTATCTGGCACACAAGGATTATGCCCCGAACAGGCTCAGCCGATACGCAGATACGAATTGGACGCTTGCAGCAGCGACCTTCAAGGATGGACCGTACCTGTCATTGGTTGACGGGGTTGCGCCACTAACACCAGCGGCAACGAAGAACGTCACGGCGATTGCGGCG